AAAATGTAATTCCAGAGGAAAAGAAACCTCGTAAGATTGTTATTTCTAATATTCCAGTTTTAACCAAATAAGTGAACAAGCGGGAGAAATCTCGCTTGACAAAACACATATAGTATAGTATAATGGGTTCATAAGTTAAGAAATGCGGCGTGTAATAGTACGAGTTAGGGTTCCCCTCTGACTTACCTGTGCAAAGCAGAACGCCGCTCCAAATGCGAGGGACTGTATAGTATGATAGGTGTCCAACTTATTAGATTGGTGAGAATCCAATACCTCGCTCCAATTATTAGTTGTATTGTTTTGGAAAATTCCAGTGTCCACTTGGAAAATGCACTCTCACTTACGTCAATGTCTGCAGGCACACGTAACGAGTTGACAAAGCGAAAGCGGAATAAAGATGTGACGGCATCTCCGTATAAGTGGTTATCGATAAAAGCAAACAATAGTCGGGTGATGGCTATTCATAACAAGACAATACAACTAATATTTGGAATTAATACGGACAAGTATGAAACATCCTGAACGAGATACACTTTGGTGGTTTATGAGAGTTATTGAGATGATTACTTGTGTCCACATTATGGCTAATTTTTGGCTAACACACTATTTTTAATTATAAATAATTAAGTTAAATTTTAGAGTATGGAATAAATATGCAAAAAATATATGATAAATTGAATGAAAAAATTCAGACACCAAGCGATATCAACGAACATTTAGAAACATTACTAAAATATTCATCAGGATGCAAACACATCACAGAAATGGGCACCAGAGAAATTACCAGTACATGGGCCTTTCTAGCTGGTGAACCAACTAAATTTGTTGGCATCGATATCTATGTATCCCCTAATATGTCTTATGCTCAAGAACTTTGCAAAGAGAATGATATTGAATTTGAATTCTCACATAAAAGTACATTAGAGCCTGGATTTGTAATTGAAGAAACTGATTTTCTTTTTATTGACACAGCTCACACCTATGCTCAATTAAAACAAGAATTAGAAAGACACGGTAACCAAGCTAAACGACTTCTTGGATTCCATGATACAACTACATACGGCCATGTAAATGAACCGCCTTATGCAGCCAATGCTCACATTGAATCGGCTGTACCGGCAGATTCACCTAAAGGATTAGTACCTGCTATTGAGGAGTTCTTAGCTAAAAATCCTCATTGGAAAATTAGAGAAATATTTACACACAATAATGGTGTAACAATCTTGGAAAGGGACCAATAATGCCGGATGAAACAAAATGTGGATGTGGCCGTAGTCTTAGTGGATTCTGTGATAAATCTCATTCTTTGACCAATGAAGAATATTTAAAGAAATTGGAAGAAGCTAAGCAAAAAACTTTAACAGAAAACAAACAACAATTTTTAACTGAATAAGAGAACAATATGAGCCTTAGACCTTTGAAAGACAATGTAATTATTGAACGTATCAAAAAAGACGAAATGACATCAGGTGGTATTGTATTACCTGGTGGTGACCGAGCTGAAGCGGACCGTGCTACAGTTATTTCGGTTGGACCTGATGTGGTAAATATTAAAGTTGGTGATGAAGTATTAGTTAATTGGAATAAAACAAGTGCGTTTAGTGAAAATGGTTATCGAGTGACCGAAGAAGAAATTATCGGGATCTTTGAAGATTAACTAAAAAGTGCTTGACTTAAGCATACATACATGATAGAATGGTTTCATGATTAATTAATTACCCGACCTTAATCTAGTCGGGTTTGTTTTTTGGCCGATTCGTATAATGGATATTACTCGGGATTGTCTATCCTGAAATGTGAGTTCAATTCTCTCATCGGTCGCCAAAGATTACGGAGTGGAAGCATCAACGGTGATGCAGTGGACTGTAAATCCGCCGCCCATGGCACGCCTGGTTCGATCCCAGGACACTCCACCAAATTTTACCCCAGTGTGGTGTAATGGTAGCACAAGAGCCTCCAAATCTCTTGGCGGGGGTTCGACTCCCTCCACCGGGCCCAATATATCTCGTTAGCTCAGCTGGATAGAGCAAAGAGCTTCTACCTCTTAGGCCAGTGGTTCGAATCCACTACGGGATACCAATTAAGTAGGATTAGAGATAAAACAGGTCGATATAATCCACAATAGAAAAACCAATACCGCATAGAATAAGGAATCATCCATTCTTCTGATGAAAATCCTTGCTTTTGCTGTTATTCTTTTTGGTATGTTTATTATCATAGTACGCTATTTATACATAAATAATATCTCCATCCAAATGGGATAATTCCATGTCAGACGAAAAACAATACGGCCATGCTATGTCAGCTGCCGAAATTGTTATGATGCAAACAGAAGTATGTGAATTAAAAGACAGAATAGTAATGCTAGAACAACTCAACTTTCTACTCCGTGACAAAAATAAAAAATTGTTGTGGGCACTCGAATCCCAAGATTAATCACTTGACACCAACTCATTTTTGATATATAATAGATATTCTTAAATGAAGGGGCTATTATGGATATTATTGTACTTAAATTAATCACCGGCGAAGATGTATTGGGAGAAGTGGAATCCCAAACAGAAACGGATTATGTTCTATTGAATCCTGTAGGCATCACCATTGTTCGAGGCCAAAATGGTCAACCAAACATTGGGCTTACACCATTCCCAATGCACGCTGAACAAAAATCAGGAACTACATTCGCAATCAGTAAGAAATATGTAGTTTATAATTATGAACCATCTGAAGATTTTAAGTCTAATTACAATCAAATCTTCGGCACGGGTCTTGTAACTCCACCAGAAAAGAAACTAATCTTAGGATAATTATTTTTGAAATCCCACTTCTATACAAATGTGCAATCAGTTGGTAATAATATATTATATCGTGGCGCCAAAAATGGTAGACGATTTAAACAGAAGATTGAATATCAGCCGACTCTATTTGTTCCAGCTAAAAAGGTTACAAATTACACCAATCTAGGTGGTGATTACCTTGAACCGTTTAAGGCCGGTGGTATCCGTGATACTAGGGAGTTTGTTAAAAAATATTCTGATGTATCTGGATTCAAAATATTTGGTAATACCTCATATGAATATGCTTTTATTGCTGATGACCATCCTGGAATGGTTGATTGGGACCAGGATCAAATCTCCGTTGCTGTAATTGATATCGAGGTTGGTTCTGAAAATGGATTCCCGGATCCATATCTAGCGAACGAAGCCATTACTGCTATTGCTATCAAGTACATGAATAACAAAATGTATGTGTTTGGATGTGGTGATTATGTAACTCAAGGCGAAGAAGTTTATATCAAGTGTAAAGATGAATATACTCTTTGCAAGAAATTCTTGGAGTTATGGGAAACTAATTGTCCGGATATTATATCTGGATGGAACATTAAGTTCTTTGATATTCCATATTTGGTTAATCGATTCCGTAAAATTCTCGGTGAAGAGGAAACTAAGAAGTTATCTCCTTGGTATTACATATCTGAACGTAAAGCTGTCATCAACAATAGAGAACTAACAGCTTATGAATTTGTTGGTGTTGCGACAATGGATTATATTGAATTATACAGATGGTATGCTCCGGCAGGTAAGTCACAGGAATCATATCGATTGGATGCCATTGCTGAAGTTGAACTAGGTAAAAACAAACTATCGTATGATGAATTTGATAGTTTACACCAATTATATCGTCAAAATTATCAAAAGTTTATTGAATACAATATTGTCGATGTGGAATTAATCATTGAACTTGAAGACAAATTGAAGTTACTTGAGTTGGCTATGACTCTAGCGTATGATACAAAATGTAATTATGAAGATGTATTTGCTCAGACCAGAATGTGGGATGCTCTAACTTATTCCTATTTACTAAATAAGAATATTGTTGTTCCTCCAAAAGAAAGGAAAGATAAGGACGGAATGTTTGAAGGTGCTTATGTTAAAGAAGTCCAAGTTGGTAAACATGATTGGGTGGCATCATTTGACTTAAACTCATTGTATCCACACTTAATGATGCAGTATAACATTTCACCAGAAACAATGGTTGACCCAAAAGACTATTCAGATAAAATGCGCAAGATAATTTCTGATGGGGTAACAGTTGAAAAGTTATTAAACAAAGAAGTAAATACAGAAGGCCTCAAAGAACAAAAGGTTACTTTAACTCCTAATGGCCAATTCTTTCGAACAGATATTCAAGGATTCTTACCTTCAATGATGGAAGAAATGTATGAGGACCGTAAGAAGTTTAAGAAGCTGATGATTCAAGCACAAAAAGAATATGAAGTATGTACGGATGAATCCAAAAGATTTGAAATTGAAAAACGAATGGCTCGTTATGAAAATCTACAGTTAGCAAAAAAAGTATCACTTAATTCAGCTTATGGTGCTTTAGGTTCTCAATATTTTAGATTTTTCGATTTAAGAATGGCTCTCGGAGTTACTTCCGCTGGTCAATTAAGTATTCGTTGGATTGAGGGTAAACTCAATCACTATATGAATAAAATATTGAAAACAGAGGATGATTATGTCATTGCTTCGGATACGGACTCGATTTACCTTAAGCTTGGCCCGTTGGTCAACAAAGTGTTTACAGGAGACCTGGACACTACAAAAGTTATCTCCTTCATGGACAAGGTATGTGAGGATAAACTGCAACCTTACATTGATACGAGTTATGAGGAACTTGCTGACTATGTTAGTGCATATGGGCAAAAGATGCAAATGAAGCGTGAAGCTTTAGCAGA